CGTCTTGGTCGGGCGGTTGGTGTTGCGTGCGCTGTTCATACTTTAACTATAAACCAACGCTGGATTGCTGTCAACAACAAAATGACCCGCCGCGCATTATTTTTTCTCGCCGCCGCTGATGCCGACAAACCGCCACCCGTCAGCGAGGAGCGCATGAACCGATTCGAGGGCCTGTGGAATGAATACGTCGAGCGCCTGAAAATCGGCGTGATCGACCTCAAGCAGTGGCGGGCTATTTGCCGGGAGTGGGAGCGGCTGCGATGACAAAGGACACTATGAAAAAACTACTTCTTTTCCTTGGCGCACTTGCGCTACAGGCGCAGACCGTGAGCCTATCCGACACGCTCACCAACGCCGTCGGCGGCGGCGGCTTCACCGGGCGAATCACGGTAACTCTCAACGCCCCGGCGTCGGCCCAGCCGCTTTACTACAGCACCACCAGCCTGACCGGTTGGCAAGCGGTGTACTGTATCGGCGTCACGGGCGCCGATTGCACGACGACGACCAGCGCGGGCACTTTTGCGGCGACTCTCTACGCCAACAGCACCATTACGCCCGCTGGCACCAGCTACTCCGCGCGGTTCCAGCCGGCAAAGGGCGCGGCTTGGTCGGAGGTGTGGACGGTCGAAGCGGCTGACACGAAGCTGTATCAGATCCGCGCCACCGCCGTACCTTCTCCAACGGTGATGTTCCAGCCGTCCCAATTGACGGCGGGCGGGGCGTCCAACGGAAGCTGCTTGGTCTACGACGGCACCACCTGGGAGCCCGGTTCATGTTCTTCGGGTAGCGGCACCGTAACGAGCGTGGCGGTAACTGTCCCGTCAATTCTGAGCGTCACCGGGTCACCCATCACCACCAGCGGCACGCTCGCGCTCTCGCTGGCAACGCAGACGGCCAACCAAGTTTTCGCCGGGCCAACCTCGGGCGGCGCCGCAACGCCAACATTTCGAGCGCTCGTATCGGCCGACATCCCGGCCAACGCGGCCAGCACGAGCGGCAATGCAGCGACAGCAACGGCGCTGGCGGCCAATGGCACAAACTGCACGGCTGGGAGCTACCCGTTGGGTGTGGACGCCTCCGGCAACGCCGAGGGGTGCACAGTTGCCAGTGGTGGCGGTGGCACTGTCTCGTCGGTGAGCGTGACGACCGCCAACGGCGTCTCTGGCAGCGTGGCAAATGCTACGACCACGCCCGCCATTACGTTGACCCTCGGGGCGATCACGCCATCGAGCGTTGCGGCTGTTGGCACGGTCACCGGATCAAATCTAAGCGGGACCAACACGGGCGACCAAACCACAATCAGCGGCAACGCCGGGACCGCCACCGCCCTCGCGGCCAACGGTGCTAATTGTAGCGCGGGTCAGTTCCCCCTTGGCGTCGATGCGTCCGGGGCGGCGGAGACGTGCACGGCGCTCCCCACGACCATCGCGGGCACGGCCAATCAGATCACGGCCAGCGCGGCGACGGGCTCGGTCACGCTATCCATCCCGACTAACCCTACGCTGCCGGGTACGACTACGGGCACGTTCTCAGGCAATCTGACGGGTAACGTGACCGGCAACGTCTCGGGCTCATCTGGCAGCACGACGGGCAACGCGGCCACGGCCACGGCACTGGCCGCCAACGGGGCAAACTGTTCTGCGGGAAACTTCCCGCTGGGCGTCGATGCGTCCGGGGCCTCCGAAACCTGCACAGCCCTCCCAACCACGATCAGCGGAACGGCCAATGAAATCACGGCGTCGGCGAGTACGGGCGCGGTAACGTTGTCGCTGTCTTCGACGGTCAACCTCAGCTCGAAAACCCTCCGCGTTCCCAACGGCATCTTCCTTCCCGGCGCCTGCACCGTCGGCGACGCCTATATGGACACGGATGCGACGACGGGCTTGCGGTGGTACCTGTGCGAGTCCACGAATACCTGGGTGGCGCAGGGCGGCGGAAGCTTAGCGCCGGGTCCAGACACGCTTTACAGCTTCGAGGAGGACTTCCTGTATTGGTCCACGAGTTCCGGCGCAAAGGGCGAAAAAACATGGTGGAACACCTCCGGGAGCAACGCCAACTCAGGTTTTTACGACGCGACCATTGCCGACCATCCAGGCGTCCCGCGCCTTGCCGTGCTCGACACCGGCAACCACCAACTCTATTGGGGCGGCTCGTCGAATCGCTTCAATTTCGACGCCACCCAAAACTGGATCTTCCTGGTTCGCGCCGACGGCACCACCTCGGATTACGTGTACAAGTGCGGCGTCTCAACGGACCCCGAAACGCACCCGTCGAGTGATGAGGTCGTGATCGAAAAGGCGTCCGCTGATACCACGTGGTTTTACCGCACGCGGGCCTCCAGCACATCGTCTACGCGCGTCAATTCCACGGCCTCAGTCACGACCGGGTGGCTGGCTCTCAAACTGCGCAAGTCTGGCTCTACGTGGTATTTTTCGACCGCTTCCACGATTGCCGGCTTGACGGGCGCGACCGAGTTGAGCATTGCAACCAATATCCCAACAGGTACCTATCGGCCGTTCTGCTACACCTCCGTGGGCGGCTCCGTCACGGGCTGGCACGGGCTCGAATTGGATTACGTGCGGGGCCAGGTTACGATCTCCCGCTAGATAGCAAACACCATGACCATCGCTGTCGCTATAATCCTCGTCTGGCTCGACGCCATCAACCCGCCTGGCGCGAATTACCAGGTGTACCGGGCACCGGGCGCGTGTTCGGACGCCTCGCGATTCGAGCGCGTCAACGCCGCGCCGCTGGCTGTCCGCACCTACCAGGACACTCCTACGCCGGGAACCTGGTGCTACCGCGCCACGGCGCTGGTCGGGGGCATCGAATCCGCCCCTTCCGCTCCGGTCACCGTGCTGGTGCAGCCTGCGCCGCCTACTGGGTTGACCGCGGCGCCGGCACCAGCGGCCAGCTCGCCCCCGTGACTGGTATTCCCGCATGGATTCGTAGGCCGCTACGGACGCAAAGGCAACACGTTCTATTGGCCTGAAGGGGTGCCTGATCCGACGATCACCGGCACTGGCTGGGGGCTGGTGCGGGGGTTGAATAAGGCACCGGCTGGCACGACGTTCGTTGATGTACAGGCAAAAGCCGCTTCACCGTAACTGGTGGGGCGGCTTTTTCTCGTTTACGGGTGCTATATAGCGGTTTGTTTGCGGCGCGTGAGGTTTGGTGTTGACCGGCGCGGCTGGGTGGGTTACCGTTGATTTGTGAGCAACACAGGAACCACACAAGAGCAGCGCAAAGCGGTACAAATCACGATACTGCCAAGCGTTCACAAGGACATCGTTAAACGGGCCAATGAGCTTGGAACGCACCCTGGGCGTCTGGTCGAGTGGGCTTGGGGTGTTGCAAGCGAGCGCATAGCGGAGACGGAACGCGCTAAGTAAATAGACCCCGCAAGCCGACGCGGGACGAAAGAGGGAGCATGATTAAAACTGAAGTAGTGCGAATTACCCCAGCAATAGCTGAGGAGTGGTTGCAGCATCGCAATATCACCAACCGCCCATTAAGCCGACGGTCGCTGGCGATGATGGTGGACGACATGCGCGAAGGGCGCTGGCAGTTGACCGGAGAGGCGTTGATTTTTGACGCAAACGGGCGCTTGACCAACGGCCACCATCGGCTGACGGCCTGCATGAAGGCAGGGGTGCCGTTTACCTCGCTGGTGGTTCGCGGAGTGGAACCGTCTGCGGTGTTTGTGCAGGATACCGGGCGCGCTCGGACGGCTGGAAACATGGCCGCGATCATGGACATTCCGCAGGGCAAGCACTCCACGGCAGCGGCGAGAATTTTGCTGTGTTACGAGGGCGGAGACTTCCTGACTACCTACACGGGTGGAGTTGGAGGACCAACGAAAACGCAAATTGTGGAGGACTGCCTGTCTCGACCGCGGTTTTCTGAATCCGTGCTTGCTGGCCGTAAATGCTCCGAGGTGTTGTTTTGCGGCGTCGCGTCGGCGTGCCACTGGCTGTTTAGCCAAAAAGACAGATCCTTCGCGGAAGAGTTTTTCCGCAAAGTTCAATCCGGAGCGAGTATGGAGGCCGGCGACCCGGTCTTAATACTTCGGAAGAGGGTTCAATCGAAAAACAAGCCAAAGACCACCGAAATGCTGGCTATAACGATCAAGGCGTGGAACGCTACTCGCGCAGGGAAGGCGTGTAACCGTCATTTGGAATGGCGACCATCAACCGCCCCAAGCGAAGCGTTGCCGGTCGTCAAATAACCACTAACCACACACCAACAACCGCGCCCATGCCGACGGGCGCAAAAAAAGAAAGGGAGCAAATATGTTACAACTCGGAGCCACACGCTACCCATCAAACGCCGCCGCGCTGCCATTGCCAGCCGGGGCAAAGCGCGCGGGGGAACTGAACGACCGCTTGATGAAGCAAATGGACGCCGGTCCGGCGTATCACGACCTCTGGACGCGGGCCATTCGCGCGAGCTGGGATGCGGTTATTGCCGCGCTGCTGGCGGCTGGCGGTGCCGCATGATCGGCTGGGGCGGCGGGCCGGAAGACCTGCGGACGCTTCAGCGCCGTTCGGATCTGATCGCGGCGGCGGCCGCGCTGGTGTGGGTGGTGGCTTGGGCGGTGACGCGATGAAGGTGAATCGTATTTGGTACTACCGAACAGCCGCGCGCCTGACTCAACAGGCATTTGCGCAAAGCCTGGGCCTCGCGATTGCCACTGTAGTGAGGTGGGAGAATGGCGTCACGAGTCCTGATATTGCTGGGGAGCGAAAGCTCCTAGCCCATTGTGAAGCTTATAGGCTCGCCTATACTTGCCCGATTTGCGAGGTGACGCGATGAGCGGCCAACGGCGGGCGAATTGGCGGGCGGAAGCAGAAGGAATTGGCCGCGACGTGGAAGATCGGCTGATGCGACGGATTGAAGCGCTGGAAATGAGCGTGGAGGCACTGTCGCTTGCGCAAGACGGAAAGTTACTCAGTCTTGTTGATGTGCAGTCCAATCTGCGCCGGCTACGGTTTTCGCTCCTCGGTTTAGCTATCAGCCTCTTGCTGGTGATTGTCGCGGTGGCGGTGACCCGATGAAAGCGCTGTATGGGGTACTTGCAGCCGCGAACGCCATTGGCGTTGGACTGAACCTGCGATCTGTGGTTTGGGGGATCGCGAATAACGCGCCGTGGTGGGTGAACGCCTTGGCCGCTTTCGCGCTTGCGGTCACAGCGGCGGCTACGATCCACTGCTTTCAATCGGCGGTGAAGCGATGAGCCGGCGCCGCGACGATACGCCGGAGACTCTCATGCTCGCGCTCTGGCTGTGCTTTGCGCTAGCGATTGGCTCGTGGGTTTTGGAGGTGCTGGCATGGTGAGAGATCCGAGGAAAGACCCGCGGCCGGGAGATATAACGACGTACAGCGAACCAGGGCTTACGATTCTCTATCGAGTGACCCGGCTACATGGTCAGCTGGTCTACTTTTCCGAGACGATCAATGGATCAACCACTGAGTGCGATACCTACGTGGAAGACTGGATTGCCGGCTCAGACACAGACGAGGTGCTGCATGTCGAAAGCTGACGCCACATTCATCAACTCCCCCCGCTTCGACGCGTTGGCGGCGCATGTGCCGGAAGTCTCGCAAGATCCGGCGCAACGCCAAGGCTTCATCGGCGGGACCGATATTCAACATGTGCTCGGCCTTGAGCCCTACGGCTGCGCGCGGCGGCTGTGGTATCAGAAGACCGGGGCGCCGCCTGATCGGGAATTTCGCATGACCGGGCCGATTGTGGCCGGCAAGCTGATGGAGGACGGGATCGCGGAACTGGTCGCCGAAATGCGGCCAGGCTGGAAGATCCGGCGCAAGCGCGCCACGGCCAACGGCCACGAACTCCAGCGGGTTGACCGCGCCATCGTCGGGCAGGAGCGCGGGCCGGGCGTGCTGGAAATTAAGACGGTAAGCGACCGGGCTTACTGGGACTGGAAGCGCGACGGCGTGCCGCCGGGCTATCTTATGCAGGTGCAGTGGTATATGCGCGTGCTCGGCTGGTCGTGGGCTTGCCTCGCCGCGCTGAACCGGGACACCGGGCAGCTTCACTTGTACGAGATCGAAGCGCGGCCGAAACTCATGGCGGCTGTGGCCGAAAAGGTCGATTGGTTCATGGTGCACCACGTAGACCAGCGGACGGCCCCGGCATGGCTGGAGGAGCGCGACGGGCGCTGTGAGTCCTGCCAATGGGAGCCTAGCTGCCAACTCGACGAGTGGTCCGCGGTCAGCGACCAGGGGCTTGTCCAGATCGAGGGCTTGGCGCCACTGGTGGCGGAATACCAGCGGGCGAAGGATCTCATCAAGCGGGCGGAGAAAATGGCCGACGTTCTCCGCACGGGCGACGAGGCCGCGGAGGACGAAGCGCACCGGCTTGGGATTGAGGCGCTGATGGGCATTAATGAGCAGGCGGCGGCGGGGAACGGCGAGTATGTGAAGTTTCGGGTGGTGGAAACCTCGCGGGTCGATACCGACGCGCTGAAGACGAAGTACCCGGACGCTTACGTGGACGTGTTGAAGCGGTCGGTGAGTCGGCCGTTGCGAATTTTCAAAATCAAGGGAGCAAAGTAATGAGTACGACACAGCCATCGGCGCAAGCCGTGGAAATGAATCAGGTTCAGGAGATGGAGCGGATTGCCACGCTATTGGACCGAGTGACAGACCAGACGATGCGCCAGGAGGCCGAGCGCATGTTACTCGACCGGGCGCAAGCCTACCACGTCCGTAAGCGGCCGGGATGCCAGAATCAGGACGAGGTGCAAATGCGGATTGCCGCTGGGCGCCCGTTTGGGCTTGACCGGGACACCTCACTGAATGGCTTCGATGTGATTCAAGGGGTGGTGGCGATGCGGGCAAGCCTCCGCGCCGGGCTCCTCCAGCGGGACGGCTGGCACTGGCTTTTTGCGAAGCACGACATGATTGAATGTTCGCTGATCGCCACCAAGGACGGGCAACCCTATCTTGACGCTGGCGGCAAACCTCATGTCTTCACCTACACCATGGACGACGCGAAGCGCGGCAAGCTCGACGGCAAGGAAAACTGGAAGATGAATCCCATGGACATGCTCTTCGCGCGGTGCATCACGCGGCTTCAGCGGCGCGTCTGCCCGGCCGCTACGCTCGGCATGGATATTCCGGACACGACCGAACCGGTGACGCTGGAAATGGTCGTGCAGGAGACGGAGCAGCAGCGCGTGGCGGGTAAATCGGCGTCTGCGCTCGACGCCCTCGAAGCCGAACTGATGCGCGAACCCGTGGCGGTGGCGAATGTTTGAGCATGGCGCGTGGT